ACTTGTGTAGGTGCTTAAATTAACTATTCTTAAATCGTTCATAAAATAATATAATCGTTATCAAAGCTATTCTCTGTGGTGTATTCGCCATCATTTACAGAATAGTAATCGTTGTTAGTTTGGTTTATAGTTTGGTCTGTGCAAAATACTTTGTCTTTGTAAATTACAGCAGCACCATTCTTTACCTCAAGCATATAAAAATCGCCTTCGGTTAATGTACCAAAAGCAGCTACAAACGACATATAATTGCCATCTGCTGAAGCGGTAGGAGTTTTATTTATAGTTGCGCCAGTACTTTCACTTGTTAGGTTTACTGTAATTGCACCGCTTACAAATTGACGTGGTATAACCTTAAAAGTTTTATCGCCATTAGTTCCTATGATCTTCATATTAATATATAAGCAAAACTTATTTTTTTTGCATAAAAAAAAGCCACTCCAGAGGGAATGGCTGATTTTAAACATAAATAAACTACTAAGCTGGTGTGATTGGAGTTGTACTATCTACATCTGGAGCAGTAGCAAAGAAAGGTGGAAACACCTCGGTTGCAACAGCAGTAATCGTAAAACCTTGCAAGTCCCCTGGGGCAGCCCCAGAAACAATTGTTCCACCAGTGATTTCAGCACCGTTATCTTTACCTATGAGTAAATACTTAGTAGTACCAGCACCATCTGGGTACAATTCTACAACGTAATGCGCACGACCTCTATTTAAGAGTTTTATCTCTTCTTGTGTCGCTACGTCTAAGTTTTGAAACGTAACATTTAAAGTACTTTCGTAAAAAGTAGTTCCGTTTTCTCTACTTGATGTTACAGTAGTTTCTAAAGAACTTAAACCACCTTTAACTTCAAACTTAAAAAAGTTAGAAGATGAAAGTGCGCCTAAATCAACAGTACCAGCACTTGGGGTAGCACTTGCTACTTCTGTACCGTAGTCTAAGATGTAAATATTTTTAATTCCAGCAAAGGCGGTTTTACATCCAACCCCTCTACCTTTTGTTATTAAACAAGCCATATTTTTTTAGATTTAATAAAAAAGGGTAGGCAGTTCTGCCCACCCTCTTTATGTTAGTTAATTGTTGTTATTAATCGTAAAGAACTACGTCAGCTCCGACTCCGATTTGAACTCCAGCAGTATATCTCATAACGATACGAACATTCATCGAACCATCATTTTCTGCCATATCAATAACTCGTACTTCGTTTCTGTCATCTAATAGACCAGTACCAAAGAATAAGTTAGAACTTCTTGCAGCGATTGCACAGTTGTCTCTTAATCCACTTGTTGGGTATAAATCAACACCATCAAAAGATGTTGAACCACCTTGATACCACATATGTGATTGTGCATCAACACCAGAGTTTGTAGCGGCAAATCCACCTAAAGCTCTTACATAAGCCTTAAAAATGTTTTGAGAAACATAAAGTTTTAAATCCTCAGCACCATATACTCCAGAAGGAATAGCATCTACAATTTTACCAAGTTCAGTAACAACATTAGCAGAAGTTACAGTAGTACCAGTTACATCGTTTACTGTTCCATCAGCTAAAGCTAAGGCTCTAAATCCGTCAAAATTGTCAGCACCAGAAGCACCATCCCAAATTGAAGTTTCAGTACTTGATGCAACCTCAGCAGCTACACGAGCAATAACGAAATCGCTAAATAGGGGAGGTAAGTTGTCAAAAGCAGAATAACCCATTTGAGCAGCTTCCCAATCTGAATGTAGAGTTTTCTTGCAAATGTCAAGATTTACTTGCAATTCTTTTGGAGTTAAAACTTTCTCAGTTAAAGCCAAACTTGAAGTAGTTGTATCAAAATCACAACTTGCTCCTTTAATTAAGTTTGAGAATGCTCCTACTTTCATAGCAGCCTTGTATTTGATGTTAGGCAAGATAGTAATTGCACCATCATCGATTGTTTTTGCAGCTAATAAACTTGAAGCGATGTACTTTCCAGCAAATTCTCCAGCATAGCTACTTGTAATTGTTACACTCATTTTTTTTTATTTTAGTTGTTTATATTAATTATTCTTTCCATCACTCTGTCGGCTATTGATGGCTTTCTGTTTTTTCCAAATTTATATCCGCCAGTATTTTTATTATCAGCTTCTGGGTTAGCCTTGATTGGCTCAGCAGCTGGTTGGTTTAGTTCCTCTTGTACTTCTTCTGGCACTTCGCTTAACTCTGTTTTTTCGTGTTTAGCAAGTTCCTCAGTCATAAGGTTTCCAAGTTCATCAGCACTTAAGTCCTCTTTAGGCTCAAGCATAGCTTTGATTTCTTCAATCATTTCTTTAACCTCAGCAAGTTCTCTTTTAGTAGCGTACATTTCTTCTTCTTCTTCTTTAGCCTCTACTTCTTCAACTTCTTCTTCTTCTTCTTCTTCTGCTTTAATCTCGCCAATAAGACCTTCTTCTGCTACTACTAAAATACGCCCATCTTCCATTTGGTATTCGCCAACTGGTACGGCAATTTTCTCATCTTCAGAAACAATAAAAACTTCTTGTCCAGCCTCAAAACTTTCAGCTTCCAAGATCGCACCATTTTCTAAAGTTTGTTGCTCAAGCTTAACTTCTTCAGATAAGCCTACAACTTCTTTGATTTTTGATATCATATCATTTGTATTCATATTAATATATAAGTGTTAAAAATTAATTTTGCATTTTTGTTAAGTATTATTAACTCATTATTAAACTTCTTAAATTTTTATTAGCTCTTTGCACATAAGAATCATAATTTTTTAATACTTGTTTAGATATTCTACTAAGTTTATCATATCCTTTTATATTTTTTGCATCTACACCTAATTCTTTTGCTGCTGATTCTACCTCATTAAGTTTACTTTCAATTTTATTTATTAATGAATTAATACTTTTACTTGAATTTTTTGCTATATTTAATGCTCTTTGAGCTGAATCTGATATTAATTCAACATCTGTTACTACTTTATCAGTATCACTAATTAATTTTCTCATATCATCTTGCAATCCTAACTCAACCTTTTGTGTAGATAACTCCTCTTTGTTCAAATGCTTTAATACTCTTTTGTAATTACTCATTTTTTAATTTATTTTTTTGTTATACGTTCCCTACACCTTGCGCTCTTAAACTTCCATCACAGCATTTGGTTTTGTAAGTGTTATCCTCACACAAACAACCGCCTCTGCGACTTCCCTTTGGACTTGTTTTACTTGGTGTTATAAATTTCTTTATTAGTTTTCTCATTGTATCGCTATCTTAGGTATTATTGAACACTTTTAAATACAACCCTCATATCTGGTATAATTTTCTCAAGAGATTTTACCCTTGTATAACCACTTATACTGCTTGGGTCAATACCTAAATCGTTAGCACTTTTTTCTATTCTTTTAAGTGCTTGTGCTATGTCTTGTTCTTCCTTGTTTAAAAGTTTTTCTGCTTGTGAACCCTCTTGTCTTAGTTGAGATTTTGCTTTGTTAATCTCTTTAAAAGTTGGGTTTAATTTTTTTGTAAAAACATTTAACACATCTTGTAAATCATCAACTAAAGCTAACTCTACTTTTTGTGGCTGTTGCTTTGCTAAATACTCGTTAATTCTTTTAAGTGCTTTTTCTCTACTCATTTTAATTTATTTTATAGGTATACAATTAGGTACTAACTTTCCGTTTTTCATTTTCATTCCGTACTGCTCATATCCAGCGGTACAAGGTGCTTTAAGGTTGTGTTGTTCGCAAGGCATAAACCAAGTCTTACCCTCAAACTCGTGTGTGTGGTACTTATCACATCCGATATCTTGTGCAGCTTTTATTGCAAGTTCTTTAGTGGCATAAGCCAAGCGGTCATCTATAATAGCCATACTATCATTGATAACTTCACTTGCTAACTCTAATACGCCAAGTTCTTTTAGTTTGCTCTCTGCCCAACGCTTACCAGCTTTACCACCCCATAATAAATAAGAGATAGTACCACAAGCTTCTTTGTCGTTTTCGTCGTAGTATTCCTCTGCTCTTGATAAGTAGGAATACATACGCTTAATTGTTTCTTCACTTATTGGCTTACCTTGTGCTAATTGTTGCGCTCGTATCTTACCAACCTCAGTAGCGCATTTGTTGTTTACCTTTTTGTTAAGGTCTATGCCTCGTTTAGCGTTGTTCTTTACTGCATCTGGGTAATCTGTGTAGCTTTCTAAGGTTGTTTTTTTACCCCCCTTGTATCTTTTATCACTTTTAATAATAGCCTTTACTTGGCTTAGTAAATACTCTGCTTCGGCTTCTTCTATTTTAGCAAGTTCGTCCTTTATGCTTTCTTTAGGGCGTTCCATTTTGTCAGCAAAGTAACCCTCTATGCTAAAGCCTTTAACCTTACCAGTCTTTACAAACTCGTTCCAGATTTGTTCGTTGTTTACTTTTACAGCACCCACCCAAGTACCAAGTGGCAAGTCCATACCATACTTTACACTTTTGTCGTGTACCTTATCTTCTACAAGCCAACTCTCAACTAAACTAAGTCCGTTTAATTCGTATTGGTGTTCTAAGGTTGAGTTGTTCTGTTTGCCTTGCATTAAGTACATTTGCGAGGCTTTTAAGACAGTATCTTTTGAGAAATATATGTAGTACTCATCTTCGCCATTACGTCTGTATATAGGCTTGTTTGGTATAAGTAAAGCACCCATAAGTATTCGCTTTTCTTTGTCTACCTCTGCAAGTTTAAACTCTTGTGATTTAAGTGCAATAAAATCTTCTTCTATTGCTGGGTTTTCTACTACGCTAATAGCTTCTATCCCTATTTCTTGGTCTTCGTCTAAAATGAGTTCTACAATTCGCATATTAATATATAATAGATTTTAATTTATTTTGTATTTATAATGTTGCGCCCTCGACTATGTTATTTTCAAGGCTTTGTGCTGTTGTTACGTCATTG